GCGGCTGAAAATGCTGCTTCAGCAGCATCGGTACGGATACGCTGAGCTTTCTGATGTACTGCGTCGGTCCGCAGGTGCGATCCAGCGCCGGTGCAACGACCTCGGCATAAAAGAGCGTCCTGTCAAGGCCGACAATCATGGCGCATCTTCCGCATGGACGCAGGCTGATTTTGACGCGCTGGCCGATGGCATTCGGCACGGCGACAGCTACACCGCCATCGGAAAGGTCATCGGTAAATCGGAAAAGGCAATTCGCGGGAAGGTCTATTTTGTTTATCTCACAGAGAATCAAGACAAGGTTCGCGCCATGCTCAAAGATCAGCCGTGGGGCTTCGGCGCACCGGACCCAACCGTAAAGCAGGCAATGAGTCTGTCCAGAACGCGCACCGAAACCACGCGAACGCTCGAAATGCTCTGCGCCGTGCTCCGCAAGCGCATCAACGACATTGACGAGAATCCCTACTGGCAGCGGCTCATGTGCGCAAACTGGGATGAAGTCAAAGGCTGCGATCTGTGCGTCAACTGCGACGAGTGCGCTGAGTTTCGCAGAATTCCACCGCAGCATTGCGCCCGGTGCGGCCGTTCTTTTATCGAGCGTAAAGAAAATACCTTCTGCCCGGCCTGCCGGCTGGCACGGAAGAAACAAGCGCAGCGCCATTGGTGCCGCGTGAATGGAGCGCAGACGCGCTCCTGAATGAAAGGAGATTTGTAAATGCCTCAAGTTGTTTTGACTGAGATGTGCGTCTTGGGCGGCTGTGCCGCCCATCGCGCCATCACTGATGCCTGCAAACATTGTGGGAATTATCGCTCTGAGATCGAGCGCCGCCGGGCGCTCCCTCTGACGGATGGCGCTGATGGGTTGAGATTCAAGCGCGTTTCCTCTAGTGTGCAGACGCGGGCGGCGAAAGGAGAACACCATGAGCCAGAGACGTGAAAAGCGGAAGCGCCGCGAGCGGCGCCTGGAATATACGCTGGAACTCCGGTGCTGGCAGAACAATGAGCCGCCGAAGATCCTGTTCTGGCGCTGGCGCAAATGGTATCGCTCAAAGCCGACGTTGAAGGACGGCGGGCATTGGAGCGTAAAAGGCATGTTGAGGTATGAAGCATGAAATCTGTACTTATCAGCATCAGACCTGAATGGTGCGCGAAGATCGCCAGCGGCGAAAAGACCGTTGAGGTACGCAGAACGCGCCCGAAGTTGGAGCCACCCTTCCTCGTCTGCATCTACTGCACCAGCGTAAAGGCGCTGCCGCTGAAACTGTACGTGAAGCTGCACGCCCAAACAGGCGGGGCAATCGACGAATGGAGCGGCAAGGTGTTCGCCTCGTTTGTCTGTGACCGGATTGACGCAATTGTTCCAACGACCGAGCCGTATGGCATCTATGATATTTCTGATGACTATGTGTTGCAGACATGCCTTGAAAATGGCGCTCTGTGGGACTATGGGCGCGGTGGAAGGCTGTATGGCTGGCACATCTCCAAAAAGCAGATTTACGATGAACCGTGTGAGCTTGCGGAAGCCGGTTTGAAACGCCCGCCCCAAAGCTGGTGCTATGTGGAAGGAGGCGCATGACCGTGCCAATACTGAATTACACGACGAAGGTTGACGTTTTTACGACGCTCGGCGAGATTCAGGCCCAGCTCGTGAAGCACGGCGCGAAGAAAATCATGCAGGACTATGACGATTCCGGGCATATCACGTCGCTATCCTTCCTGATCGACACCCCGGACGGCCCGCGCGGAATCCGTCTCCCGGCAAGCGTCGACGCTGTGTGGGCTGTGCTCACGAAGCAGAAAGTCCGGTGTGACCGCGATCAGGCAGAACGTGTCGCCTGGCGCATCGTGAAGGACTGGGTAGCTGCTCAGATGGCGATTCTGGAATCCGAAATGGTGCAGATGGATGAAATCTTCCTGCCGTACATGATGAACGACTCTGGGCAGACGCTTTTCCAGTGCTACCGGAACAAACAGCTTGCGATTGGAGGGACACGATGATTGCTCGTGTATTCCCCAGAAAAACGAACGCTTCCCCTACGGACGCACTGGCGTTCTTCCGGGAGCCGACGATTGAAGACATCGCGGACTGCATCAAGGCAGGTGTGACCGAGGTACATATTTCCGTGACCTTTACATGGGACTTGGAACGTGCAGAGGCACTATACGACGCATGGCAGATTCTCAACGTACCGGTTGAAGTCGGAGGGCCCGCATTTGATGACCGAATGGGAGACTTCACGCCCGGCCTGTATCTGCGGGACGGCATGATCTTCACGTCGCGCGGTTGCACAAAAGAATGCTGGTTCTGCTCTGTGCCGCGCTGCGCACACGGTGAAATCCGTGAGCTACCAATCGTTGACGGATGGAACATTCTCGACGACAACATTCTCGGCACGTCCGAACGCCATTTCCGGGCAGTCTGCGAAATGCTCAAGAGGCAGAAACACCCGGCTATCTTTACGGGCGGCTTAGAACCGGCACTATTGCAGCAATGGCAAGCGGATCTTCTGCATGAGATAAAACCGGCGCGGCTCTACACGGCATATGATACCCGCGACGATCTGGAACCGCTGATGGAGATGGGAAAGAAGCTACGATCGGCAGGATTTCGCCCGGCAAGCCACGCCATGTGCTGCTATGTGCTGTGCGGATACGACGGCGACAGCTTTGAAGACGCAGAGAAGCGCCTGACCCAGACCATGCAGGCCGGTTTTGTGCCGTATGCCATGCTGTTTCGCGGCGAGGACGGCAAGTACGCCCCGGAGTGGCGGCGGTTCCAACGGGAATGGTGTCGCCCGATTATCACCGGTCAGAAATTCAACGAATATTGGAGGAAACAGAATGGAACGATTGACTGAACGACGCGCCGATGGGCGCGTACACATGAACTGCAATGGCTGCGAAATTCAGACAGATTGTGGGCTATGGGGCTGCCGCCAGAGAATGATGAACCGCCTTGCATCATATGAGGACTCCGAAATGTTACCCGAAAAGGTTGCTTTCATGAAGGAGCTTATCGAAATGGCTTTTGCAGAGGACACCTCCAGAGTTGAACATCTCCGTGAACTAGATAAGGCAGACAAAGCTGGATGCATTGTGGTGCTGCCTCCCTGCAAATACGGTGATACACTCTACTGCATTGAAAACGGCAGGATATATCCGATAACCATTACAATGATAAACTTCCACCTCTCAAACACGCTTCGCGCCACAATTATCAGCGCCAAAAACTACCGTGATGAAACAATCAAGATTTTGGCAAGCGAGCTTGGCAAAACCGCATTTCTCAGCTTAGAAGAAGCCGAGCGGGCTTTGGAGGGACAGAAGGATGTCTAAGCCGAAAAAACTGGGTATGCCCGCCGCCTATACCTCGAACGCCAGAGCTGATTTCCTGCGCCGCCCGAAAGCGGCAGAACATCGGAAATGGGCTGTCGCAAGCGACGATCGGTTGGCGCGTATGGAGCAGAAACGGATGGACCGTGAAAAGGAGGCTATGAGCCATGACTAGAAAACGTGCTGTTAAGCTGCTGATGGCCCGCGGATATAGCCGCAATCGTGCAAACGGGCTTATGCAGATCAAGGCTCCCGGCGACAGCAATTTTCGAGCATACAAAACATACCTTCGCTGTGAGCGGGTTTTCGATACCATTGGACGACTCTCGCGCTGCTTTTTCGATTATGGCGTTTCCGCAGACGCTCTCGCCAAGGCACTGTTTTCCGTGGGCGAGTCGCTGGCTGGGAGGTGACGGCATGAAGCGAAAAAGAGCGTTAAAAATGCTGATGGGTGCTGGCATGAGCAGAAACGACGCCAGCCGGTTTATCCGAGAACCTTTTGCGGTTGAGAACGATGCCAAAGTTTTCGTTGGTCTATACAGGATGGCGGTCAGGAAATCTCACGTGCATATCATGGCCGATGGCGACAAAACATTCATTCGTTTCATTCCGAAGAACAAGCAGCCACGTTGCTACTTCAACACGCACCTCGAATGCCCCGCAGACCGCGTTTGCGCGATTTGCCGAAATCTCAATTCTCAAGGTAGGGGGTATTGCGATGCCGAGAACCGATGAATTGACCTGCCGTTTTTGCGGTGCGGACAGCCGCTGCAAGGTCGAGGAAGTATATCTGCGTCCAAGAACACCGCCCATGTTTTGCGTCAGGTGTTATAATTGCGGTAGAGCGGGCAAGCCGAAAGGCACGAAGAAGACCGCGATCCGTGCGTGGAAAAAGACGAAATAACGATGGAAAGGGGCGGCACACATGACTCTGGCACAGTTGAATGAGCATCTGGACGCGGTTCAGCAACTTGCAAGGACCGAGGAGACGCTTAAAAACCTTTGGGATGCTGCCGTCCCGGGTGCGCAGAAATTGACCGGAATGCCCCACGCAAGCGGCGTCAGAGACAAGGTTGGTGACTTTGCCGTAGAGATCGCAGACTTGGAATCTGAGATCGAGCGCGAAAAAGCCGTAATCGCGGAAAGTGAAGAACGCATCGCTGCTTGGATTTCCACCATCGAAGACGGAACGACCCGCATTATCTTCCGTCTCCGCTTCATTCGCGCAATGCAGTGGAAAGAAATTGCCGGGATTGTTGGCAAGTACAGCACCGAGTCCAGCGTGAAGCACGCCGTATATCGCTGCCTGTCTGAACCGGCCCACGATTGATTGCGGATATACGCCATGGTATCTATTTGCACGTAATTGTACGTAATTGCACGCAATTAAATTTTGTCGCACGGCGTGGTGCTTTCATGTCCGCAGACAATATGCTAGTATTAGACTCGTAAAATTCCAAATCAAGCCGGGCGGCGCTCCTGATCGGGGGCGCTGCTCATTTTATTCGGAAGGAGGACTTGCCTCCACGATGCTCCTTGCGTGGAGGATGGCTCGAACCTGCGGCGTATCGCCAACGCTGCCGGCTGCGGGTACATCGAAAAAAGGAGGAAACCCTATGTTGCTCACATGAGCGGCGCGGGGTCAGCAGCAATGATCTACTTGCAAAACAACGTATTCGATGAAGCATTGGAACGGCTGCGGATGATCTTCGACGGCCACGACGATGTGATCGTCAGCATGTCCGGCGGCAAGGACAGTACAGTTCTTTTCCGCATGGCGCTTATGGTTGCGCAGGAGCGCGGGCGTCTGCCGCTCAAGGTATTCTGGCTCGATCAGGAAGCTGAGTGGCAAGCGACGGTGGACTATATGCAGCACATCATGGAGCTGCCCGAAGTCACGCCGTACTGGTATCAGATCCCCTTTGAATTCACAAACACGCTCTCCCCAGAGAAGAATTTCATCAGTGTTTGGAATCCGGAGGACAAAGCGATCTGGATTCACCCACAGCACCCGCTCTCCATCAAGGAAAACCCCAGCAGCGAAAACCGATTCCATGAGCTTGTCAACGTCCTCCCGTCCTACTGCACCGATTCTGAGAATTGTGCCGTGCTGGTGGGAATGCGCATGACGGAAAGCCTGAACCGGCGCGTTGCTATCACGCAGCATGAAGCCCGATACAAAGGCGTGACGTGGTGCAAGAAGAAAGTTGGCAGGTGTCAGGTGTTCTGGCCGATCTACGATTTCACCAACGATGACATCTGGACAGCCATTGCCAAGAATCACTGGGCCTACAATCGCGTCTACGATCTGCAATATCAGTGGGGCTTGGCAAAGGAAGCAATGCGCGTCTCGGCGCTCATCCATGAAACCGCCTGGCACTCAATCGAAATGCTGCAGGAGTTTGAACCGGACACCTACAACAAATTCATCCGTCGCGTATCTGGCGTCGGTACATTCGCCCATACCTTTGACAGCGGCGACATCATCCCGCGCCAGCTCCCCTTTGCGTTCCGTTCGTGGCAGGAATACCGCGACTATCTGCTTGTCAATATCGTGAAGCCCGAATACCACGAGCTGTTCCGAAACCGCTGGAAGAATCAGACCGGAGACGAATGGTATCGTGTCCATGTCAAAGAGATCGTCCTGAATGATATTGATGGCACGAACAACGCAAATGCCCGCTCCCGTTTCCGCATCCGGGAAAAGGCTCCCACCTATCGCAAACGCGACGCCGCGCAGTTTGAGCAATATATGGGCAGCAAGAAATGATTTCAGATCAGCCCATTCATCAGGTCGAGTGGATACCCATTGAAAAGGTCCACGCAAACGACTACAACCCCAACAGTGTCGCCACGCAGGAGATGAAGCTGCTTTATCGCTCCGTCAAAGCGGACGGCTACACGCAGCCCGTCGTTACCATCTACGACGAAAAGAAAGACCGGTATGTTATCGTCGACGGCTTCCACCGATACAGCATCATGCGCAGATTCAAAGACATCTACGCTTCATGCGAGGGGAAGCTGCCCTGTGTTGTGCTTCATGGCAAGACCATGAATGATCTCATGGCCTCGACCGTTCGGCACAACCGCGCCAGAGGCAAGCACTCCATTAACGGTATGTCCAATATCGTCATGGAAATGCTGATGAACGGCGCGACCGATCTGCAGGTCTGCAATGAGCTTGGCCTAGAACCGGAAGAACTGGTGCGCCTCAAGCACATCACCGGATATGCGAAGCTCTACGAAAACAATTCATTCACACGCGCTGCGATCTCCGAGAATCAGGCGCGTCAGCTTCAGAAGTATCGAAAGGAGGCTGGCGCTGATGGAGATTGTTAATCAGATCGTGATGAAGAAGATTTCCGAGGTCAAGCCCTATGTCCGCAATCCCCGGAAAAACGATAAGACGGTCAACCTGCTTGTCGAGATCATTCCGAAGGTTGGCTTCAACGTGCCGCTGGTCATCGACCGCAACAGTATCATCGTCAAAGGTCATGCCCGTTATGCTGCCGCCATTCGGCTCGGCATGGAGGAAATACCCTGCGTCGTAACAGACGCCGACGAAGAAACGATCAAGCTCGACCGTCTGGCCGACAACCGCATTTCCGAATTCTCCGAGTGGATCAACGACGAGCTGCTCCACGAGATCGATATGCTCAACCTTGACTTTGACTTCGATCTCGAATCCCTTGGCTTCCCCGCTCCCAGCGACGATTTTGACGCCGACGCTCTTTTTGATGATGGGGTGGTCGGTGAATCCGAAGAAGACCGTCGTGCCAGATACCAAGCCTATCTGGATAACGCCGCAAAGGAAGAAGCACAGAATGTTGCAATCACCACGCAGGAGCAGGTAGACCGCGCCAAAGCGTCCGCTCTGAGCGTGGCCGAGAAGCCGCCCAAGTATGCCAAGGTTGTTTGTGAGCATTGCGGCCACGTCATGTTCATCAAGGAGGGCGATGCAGTTTTCTCCACCGAACAATCGTAGCCCCCGGTAATTATTCGTAAGGGCTGGGTGGGTATGCAGCCAATCCCCTGTCAAATCCGTACAGATGTGAGGCGATAAACGATGCAAGAACAAGAGAAGATTCCTGTCTGGGTGCAGATCGTCAATGGAAAGACGGTGTGCATCTGTCATCGAGGGCGCAAAGGATGCAAGAAGCCCTGCGAGAAGGACGTTGTCACGCGCGATAAGTTTGCTGGGTGGCAGGGTATCATGCGTCGTGATCGATTCGGCCGCTGAAAAGGTACTGTCGGGAGGGGGCGGCATCTGTTGCGGGCTCGACGACCCCATTTTTCGCCTAGTTAGTTTCCTGTTTTTCGGGTAATTTCGTTACGATTACCGCTGGAATATGCGCTGGTATCGAGACAGATACCGCGCATTTTTCATACCACGGCGCGGGTGAGGCATACCGCGCCGACCTCCTAATGTTCATATGGTCACATCGGGGTAAGGACCACGCCCGTGCAGCACGGGTGCTGCGGTGGAATTCCGCTGAGCCCCATCAGAAAAAGCGTGAAAGGAGTTTGCTATATGGCTGAAACGAGAATCAAGATCGATGCCGAAGCTGAAATCAGCACGACAGAGCTGGCCGCGATCCTCGGCGTGACGGCGCGGCGTGTGCAGCAGATGGCGCAGGACGGAACAATCGTTCCGGTGCGACGCGGCTACTTCCAGCTCGGCGACGCGGTTCAGCGATATATCAATTTCCTTTCCAAACCGCAGATCAGTGAGGCCGAGCAGAAGCTGGAAACGGCGAAGCGGCAGTCCGAAGCGCAGCTCAAGCTCTCCAAAGCTCAGCTTGCGAAGATGGAGGTCGAGGAGCTGAAAGGCAAGCTGCACCGCTCGGAAGATGTGGAGGGCTTCACGGAAGATCTAATTTACACCATCCGCGCTGCGCTGCTGTCGCTTCCGGGGCGGCTGTCGGTTGACGTCACCGCCGCGCAAAGCCCGGCTGAGGCTGCCGAGATCATCCGCAAGGAAGTCCATAAGGTCATGCGCGAGCTGGCTGCGTATCACTACGACCCTGAGAAATACGCCGAGAAAGTAAACGAGCGGCGCGACTGGAGCAATGCGGGGCGCAGCTATGACGAAGAATGAGGCAGCGGCCGATGCGCTGAAAAAAGCCGAAGCCGAACGCCAAGCCAAACGGCGCGGCGCGGCACGTCTGAACAAGGCCATGCGCAAGGTGCTGGCTGGCATGACGCCGCCTGATGACCTTACCGTCACCCAATGGGCAGAAGCCAAACGCCGCCTCTCTGCCGAGAGCGCAGCCGAACCCGGCCCGTGGCGTACAGAGCGCACGCCCTATCTGCGCGAGCCGATGGACGCTTTTACGGACCCAAAGGTGCGGCACATCGTCATGGTGGCCGCATCGCAGGTCGGCAAGTCCGAGTTTCTGAACAACTGCATCGGCTACATCATTGACGAAGACCCCGGCTCTATTCTGTTCATTCATCCTACGACCATCGACGCACAGGAGTATTCCAAGCTCCGTATCGCGCCGATGCTGCGTGATAGCCCGGCTCTGCGACAGAAGATCGCCGCGCCGAAAAGCCGTGACTCTCACAATACGATTCTCCAAAAGGCCTATCCGGGCGGCATCCTTACGATGTGCGGCTCGACCGAGGCTCACGCACTGGCATCAAAACCTATCCGCTATGTGTTCGGCGATGAACGCGACCGATGGGCAACGAGCGCCGGCAATGAGGGCGATCCGTGGGATCTGGCAATGGCCAGACAGACCACGTTCTATAACGCCAAAGCCGTTGAGGTTTCGACCACAACGATCAAGAACGCCAGCGCCATCGAAGCTGCCTATTACACAGGCACGATGGAACGGTGGAATTCCAAATGCCCGCATTGCGGCGAGTACCACGAAATTCGCTGGTCTGATATTCGCTTTGAGTACGACGAAATCATCGTATCTCACAAGAAGACCTACAAGGTCAAGAAGGTGTACTACACCTGTCCCGGCTGCGGCTGCATTTCCACGGAAGCGGAAATGAAACGTGCCCCGGCAAAATGGATTGCCGAGAATCCGGAAGCCTACGGCCAAGGAACCCGTTCTTTCTGGCTGAACGCTTTCGTCAGCCAGTGGGCTTCGTGGGAGTCTATTGTTCTGAAATATCTCAATGCGCTCGGCAGCACGAAGAAGATGCAGGTCGTTTTCAACACCTGCTTCGGCGAGCCGTGGGAAGATCGCGGTGACATCGAGGATGAGGATTCCCTGCTCGCTCGCCGTGAGGACTACGGCAAGGACAAAAACGGTGAGCCGGTCGAGCTGCCGCCGGGCGTCCTCGTTTTGACGGCTGGCGTTGATACGCAGGATGATCGCATGGAGTATGAGATCGTCGGGCACGGGTTCTTCGGCGAAACATGGGGCATTGAAAAAGGAATCGTCATGGGACGCCCAGATGATGACGCCACATGGAACAAACTCGATGAAGTTGTGTTCGACCGTGTGATGCGTTTTGAGAACGGCGTCGGCCTGCGGGTGTCTATGTCCTTCGTGGATGAGGGCGGTCACTTCACGCAGAGCGTTCGCGCTCAATGCAACGCCAGAATCAGCAAGAAGGTATTCTGCATCAAAGGTATGCCAGGACAGGATAAGCCCTATATCTCGCCGCCGAAAAAGCAGAAGATCTTCGTCAATCAGATCGCTGTCGGCACCTGCTGGCAATATCAGCTCGGCGTCGATTCCGGAAAGGAAATCATCATGGACAATCTGCGCGTACAGACGCCCGGACAGAAATATTGCCATTTTCCGAAGCGCGACGATTACGGCAGCACCTATTTTGCGGGCCTGCTATCGGAAACGAAGGTTTATGATCCGAACAAGAAGCAGCCGTGGTCGTGGAAGAAGATTCCCGGACACGAGCGCAACGAGCCTTTGGACTGCCGCAACTACGCACTGGCCGCGTTCAAGGCTCTGCCCAAGAATCTTGATGAGATCGACCGCCAGATCAAGGCTGCTTCCGGTGTCCGTGTGCCTGCTCCGCCCTCGGCGAACATCACACCGCCGAAGCGCCGCACGGCGCAGCGCGGCAGGCAGAAATACTACGACGATTGGTAAGGAGCGTGTTTTATGGCAAGCAGAATCATCATTGAGAAGCGGCTTGCGTTCCGCGAAGCGGCGCTTGAAAAGCTCTACGACGCATACACGGCGCTGGTAGACGGCGGCGTAAAATCCTACATGATCGATGACCGGCAGCTCACCCGTTTTGATCTCCCGGCGCTGTCTGAGGAAATTAAGCAGATGGAGAACGAGATCGATCAACTGACCTCGGAGCTGAACGGCAGCAAGCGCCGCAAGGCATTCGGCGTCATCCCCCGCGATTGGTGACCTTTTTCGTGAGGCCACGAAAATGATAAATACAGCAATTCGCCCGAAAGGGCTTTTGCACGGACAGTCTGGCGGAGTTTTCTCCTTTCGCCGCCAGACCGTCCGTTTTCTATTTCACAGGAGGCGAAAGCATTGAGCAAGAGAAATCACAGCCGGAGCGCTGCTCCGTATGCCAAGGGCTATAGCGAAGCTGGCGCGAGCGTCACCCGGCGCGCGCTCAAGGGGTTCACCCCAGACAGCGGTTCGCCCAACGAAGACATTAACCGCAACAACGCCACGCTGCGCCAGCGGTCGAGAATGCTTTATATGGCATCGCCCGTGGCCACGAGCGCCATCAACACCAACCGCACAAAGGTTGTCGGCACAGGCTTGACGCTGAAAGCGACCGTCGACCGCGACCTGCTGGGGCTTTCTCCGGAGGCGGCAAAAGAATGGCAGCACAAGGCCGAGATGGAATTTCGACTCTGGGGCGGTAAAAAGCAGAACTGCGACGCGCTCGGCCTGAACAACTTCATGGCTCTGCAGCAGCTCGCGCTCAAATCGTGGCTCATGTCCGGAGACGTGTTTGTCCTGGTGAAGCGTTACCCGGCGACGCCGCTGAATCCATACTCCATGCGACTGCACGTCATTGAGGCAGACCGTGTTTCCACGCCTACCGACTTCAGCGGAGGCTATACCTACGGCGGCTTCGTGGACGCTGTCGTTCCGGACGGGAGGCCCGGCGCCGGTCACCGCGTTTTCGACGGCGTGGAGGTCGACAAAAACGGCCGCGTCGTCGCCTATTACATCAGCAACACCTATCCGCACCAGATCACGACCGAGAAGCAGGAATGGACGCGCGTCCCGGCCTACGGTGAGCGCACCGGCCTGCCGAATATCCTGCACATCATGGACAGCGAGCGCCCCGATCAGTACCGCGGCGTTCCGTATCTGGCGCAGGTTATTGAACCGCTTCTGCAGCTTCGCCGCTACACGGAATCGGAGCTGATGGCCGCGCTGGTGCAGAGCTTCTTCACGGCGTGGATTGAGACGGAAACCGATCCGTCCGGTACGCCATTCAATGAAGTCGGTACAGGAGACATTGCCGGCGTTCCGACCGCCAGCCCGGATGGCGCTGGCGCGAGCAATATTTCCGACGATCCCAACGAGTACGAAATGGGGCCGGGTACGGTAGCGCATCTTGCCCCCGGCGAGAAAGTTGTTTTCGGCAGTCCGAATATCCCGACCGCAGGATTCGAGACGTTCGTGAAGACAATTTGCCGTCTGGTCGGCTCGGCGCTGGAGCTGCCTTATGACGTACTCATCAAGGAATTCAACAGTTCCTACTCTGCAAGCCGCGGTGCGCTGCTGGAAGCATGGGAAGCGTTCAAAATGCGCCGGTCTTGGTTCGTGAATGACTTCTGCCAGCCGATCTACGAGCTGTTCATGGCTGAAGCTGTTGCGCTCGGACGCATCAATGCTCTGGGCTTCCACACAGATCCGCTCTTGCGCGAGGCGTGGTGCGGCGCTCGCTGGATCGGCCCGGTGCAAGGCTCCCTCGACCCGAAGAAGGAGGCCGAGGCCGCTCTGATGCTGACCAACCGCGCCATCAAGACGAACGATCAGGTCACGCGCGAAATGTCTGGCGGCGACTGGGAAGAAAACGTCGATCAGCTTGCGCGTGAAAATGAATTGCTCGCGGCCATCGGGAGTGTGCAGCAGCCAGCAGGAAACACACCGCCCGCGAGCGGTGAAGAATGAAGGAGGAATCGGGCATGAAAACGAAAAATGCGCCGGCTATTTCGATCAGCAAAAAGGTCTACACCATGGCCACTACGGATGAATCTGGCAGCTCGGCCGAGATCACCATGTATGGCGACATCTACGAGCAGCAGCCGACAAACTGGTGGGGTGAACCCATTGAGGGGCAGTACATTCTGCTCAGCGAGTTTTTGGAGGACCTCAAGCAGATTTCTTCCTGCAAGAACATCACAATCCGCATGAACAGCTACGGCGGCGACGCCGGGGCCTCGAACATGATTCATAACCGGCTGCGCGAGCTTTCCCGAAGCGGTGCAAAGCTCACCTGCATTGTGGACGGCGTGGCCATGTCGGGCGGCAGCATCATCTTGTGCGCCTGCGATACGGTCAAGGTCAATCCGTCCAGCATTATTATGATTCACAAATGCTGGCAGTTTCTTTTCGGCGGCTATAACGCCGATGAGCTACGGGAACAGGCCACGCAGCAGGACGCATGGGATAAGATGCAGTCCGAGGTCTACAAGCGCAAAACCGGGCTTTCCGAAACAGTCATCATGCACATGATGGCAGATACAACCTACATGACAGGTCGTGAGGCCATTGAAAAGGGCTTCGCGGATGAACTGATTGAAGATGCCGAGCCTGTCGGTATCGCCGCCAGCGCGGATGGGCGCAGCCTGTTCGTGCGCGGCAAGCAGTTTCACCTCGCTCCGGGCATGTTTGCCCCGGACAACATTCCTACGGTCGATTCCGAGGCAGCGGCCCCGGTTGAGGCGAATAAAAACAAGCCGGAGAATCCCGGCGAAGAAGGAGGAAACTCTATGACACTGGAAGAGCTCCGGGCAAAATACCCGGACGAAATCGCTCAGGCTGAAGCTGCTGCACGGGCCGCTGTCGATCACACCGAAGCGGTCAATGCGGCGGTTCAGGCCGAACGGGAACGGATGCAGGAAATTGACGAAGTCGCCAGCCTGCTCGATCCTGCCGACGTGCGCGAAGCCAAGTACGGCGAAAAGCCTTGCACCGCCGCCGATCTGGTGATGGCTGACGCGAAGAAGCGCGCAAAGCAGGGCAAGAAATTCCTGTCCGACCTCAAGGACGATGCCGACAAGTCCAACGCCGAAGACGTTGGCGCAACGCCTCCCCCTGCTGAGGAAGCGGAAGAAGACGATGACGCGAAGAAGACCCCGGAAGCGCGGCTGGCCGATGCAAGGGCCAAGGTTTCTGCGCTGTTCGGCAAGAAGGAGGGCTAAGCTATGACGAACCTGAGCAAGAAACTCGGTGAGATGAATTTCGACGGTCTGTTCACAGACGTTGTGCCTGCCGTGCAGGTACGCGGCGGCATCATCCGCAAGCAGACCACTTCTGCGGTCACGCTCAAGCGCGGCACGATCCTTGCCAAATCCTATGGCACAGCCGGTGATGGCAAGCTGGTGATCCTCGGCTCCACTGCTGCAAACAACGAAACGCTGACGCCGGACTGCGTCCTCTGCGATGACGTTGAGGTTGGCACTGCTGCCGACGAAAATGTTGCGGTCTACACCGCCGGCTGCTTCGACCCCGACAAGGTGACTGTAGCCGAAAGCTATACCATTTCTCAGACCGACAAGGACAATCTGCGTATGCGCGGCATCGTCTTCAAGGACGCTGCTGCTGCCAACTAAGGAGGGAGTCAACTATGAGTGCAGAACTGAACTTCTTTGATACCTATATCCTGATGGCGATTACTGAAGAAATCGTGCCTCGGCAGACGTTCTTCAAAGATCGCTACTTCCCGACCGGCGACGGTGACATCTTTGCATCGGATAAGGTGCTGACCGAGTACCGCAAGGGTGACCGCAAGATGGCGGCGTTCGTGTCCGCCCGCGCCGGTGACATTCCGATGGAACGCCGGGGCTTTGAGATCCACGAATACCAGCCCGCGTTCATCGCGCCTTCTCGTCTGCTGACGCAGGACGATCTGCGCAAGCGCGGCTTCGGCGAAGCCATCTATGCCAACAGCACCCCGGCCCAGCGCGCCGCCCGCCTGCAGCGTGACGATCTTTCCGATATGGACATTCGCATCACCCGTCGTGAAGAGTGGATGGCCGTCCAGACCATGATCAACAACTCCTGCACGATGCAGTCGTACATCGACGATAAGACCGAAGGTGAAAAGCTGTATGTGCAGTTTTATGACACGACGAGCGACCACGCCTACACCGTCAGCACCAAGTGGAACGCAACTGACGAAAAGGGTGCGGCGTTCTTCTCCGACGTGAAGAATATGTGCCGCAAGCTGTCCAAGCGTGGCCTCCGGGCAGCAGACCTCGTGATCGGCTCCGACGTTGCAGACGCGATCCTCGCTCTCACGGACGTCAAGTCCCTGCTCGACCGCAACAGCGGCATCATCATCGGCACGATTGATCAGCAGCTCAGCCCCTATGACGGCGTTACCTATATGGGTACGCTGAACTTCGGCGGTTTCCGCCTCAACGTGATTTGCGTAGACGAAACTTATGTCGATGACAGCGGTGCGGAGCAGCGGTACTTCCCCGCGACCTCTGCAATGGTCACAGCTCCCGACTGCGGTCACATGATGTACGGCCAGATCACGCAGATTGATTACGGCTCGACCGACTTCTCCACCTACGTTGCGAAGCGCGTCCCGAAGTTTGTTCTCGACCAGCCCAACGACAGACGCAAGCTGCGCTTGGCTGCCCGTCCGCTGGCTGCGCCGAAAAACTACTGCCCGTACATCTACGCGGCAAACGTCGTGGCCTGATCGGCGCGTGAAAGGAGTACGACATGAAAATTGAAATTATCAGCGGTTCCTACGGCTGGCGTAAGACCAAGGACGCCATGCCGAAGCTCGTTGAGCGCGGCGGCATCTGCGCGGTAGACGAAGCCGAAGCAAGGCGTCTCGTCGCGCTCGGCGTCGCAGCGATCGTCCACGAAGCAGACGAAGCGCCTGTTGCAAGCGGCAGCACGGTCGAAAGCGGCGACACCCCCTGCGCCGATATGCCCAGCGAAGAAAACGGCGCAGAGAGCGGCGCAGAGGCCCATCTCGACGCGGAGCAGCTACAGGAAATGACGGTGGCACAGCTCAAAGAGCTTGCCGCCGAGCTTGGCATTGAAACGGCGAAGCTCCGCAAGAAAGATGACCTGATTGCGGCAATCGTCGCCGTGCCCGTCGAGCCGGGCGAGGAAATCAGTGAGGATGATCTTCCTGATCTGAGCGCCGCCGCGCCGGTGGTATGAGCAAATTCAAGGACATGGTCGCGCGTGACAATGCGCGGACCTTTATGAACCTCGACGAGTTTGCAGAGAAACGGATCGTGGTCTACGACGGCGTGACATACGACGGCGAGGATCACGCTGGCATTCCGGTTGTGCTGTCCGGGCTGAAAGAGAAAGACCGCCGCCAGCTTATGAGCGATCATATTCAGGGGCTGTTCCTCGTTTCGTCCGTGCTGCATTGCAGGATTCAGGATCTCGGCGGCAACCAACCGGAAAAAGGGACGCGCATGGAGATCAGCGATCCCGATGACGCCACTTTCTTCCGACGCTTCTACGTTGCCTCGTCGGTCTGCGAGCTGGGCCTGCTTCGCGTGGAACTGGAGGCGTTCAACGAATGAGCAGCTTCTATGTTGAATTCATCGGCGCTGAGAAATTCCAGAACGCAGAGCAGATGCTCGCGGATGTGCCGGGAGGCATGGAGCGTGCGCTGAAATCCGCGACGAAACGCGCCGTATCGTTCCTGCGAACGCAAAGCACGAAAGAAATCCGGCAGCGGTATGACATCACCAGAAAAGCTATTCGCGCCGAGCAGAACATCCGCGTCAATTACCGCTATTTCAACGGTGTTGAAGCGCGTGTCTCGTTCCGCGGCAACAAAATTCCACTCTGGCGCTATGGCGGCTCGTCTCCAAAGACGCCGACCGTCAATCCCGATAAGACCATCATGGCCATTGTCAACGGCAATCTTCGCCCGGTTCATCCGGGCATTGCCGCGGCAGGCCATCAGCTCGTTTCAACTTCACCGACCACGTTCTCCCGCGCGTTCGTTGCACAGATGAAATCCGGACATATCGGCATTTTCGAGCGGACCGGCGGCAAGACGGCGACTGGCGACGCGGAGATCAAGGAAATCATGGGTTCGTCTGTCCCGCAGATGCTCGGCAACGAAGATGTTCAGGAAAGCCTCGCCGAAAAGACGATGGCAAAAATGGATGAACGTTTAGAGCATGAAGTGAACCGAATCCTTGCAGGATGGGGAGGTTAAATTTTGACACGACTGAATTTACTGGACGCGCTCACGAGCTTCACGAATGAGGTCATGCGCGAAACGCTCCTTCCCGTGCGGCGGCAGAAGGGCGACGAGGAAGAACCTGCCGAGCGCCCGCCGCTGGTCTACCGCCAGCGTCTGCCCGATGTCAAATCCGCGACCTCGAAAGCGCCGTACATTCTGCATCAGATCGTCACTGGCGAAGATGAGCAGAAGCCCGGCGAGCCGACGGACAGCAGCGTTGAGGTCCGCTCTCTTTTCTGCGTGTACGGTGAAGACGATCAGGAAGGTGCGCTGCGGTTGCTTACGACGGTCGAGCATTTCCGTCAAGAGCTTCTGATGCACGGCGTAATCGCCAAGCAGTTTGCGCTGGATCTTTCACAGAAGCTGTCCACACTCTACTACACCGACAACACCGCACCGTACTTCTGCGCGGAGCTGGTGTCGGTATGGAAAATCCCCAGTGTCAACAGGGAGGCATTTGCATGGTAAAAGCCAAAGGCAAGGCCGGTGCGAAAAGCGCCGGCTTTTGTATGTACATCGGGCCGAGCATCGTCGGCACGATCCAGCAGGCGCGTATTCTGTACGGTGACAAGCAGGACGCGCTCGCGCAGATCTCGGCAGCGGTTGAGAAATATCCGCTGATTGCCACGCTGGTTATTCCCGGCGATCAGGTGTCCGAGGCAAGAATCAAAGTCAAAACACCCGGTAATCTGCTCTACGTGAATTATCACAAGCTGGCAGACCGGAGAAAGAAGGAGGAGTAACCATTGAAGCATGGCGTATATGTGCGGGAGCAGAAAACGAGCGTTTCGACGCCCGTTGTCGCTGAATCCGGTGTGCCGTTTGTTGTCGGCACAGCACCGGTTCACTCCGCAGAATCCCCGGCCGCGCTCTTTACCCCGGTGCTTTGCACCGACTGGGAAGACGCGGTAAAGAAGCTGGGCTATTCCGACGACTGGAAGACCTACACGATCTGCGAAGTCATGTACTCGCATTTCAAGCTGTTCCAGCGTCAGCCAATCATCTTCTGCAACGTGCTTGATCCGAGCACCAACAAGGAGGCCGTCGCGGGCGCGGAAGTCACCCTTTCCGGCAAGCAGGCAAAGCTGCCGTTCGACGCGATCCTGTCCAGTCTCGTTGTCAAGACGGCATCTTCGTCCGAATCGCCGCTTGTCAAAGACACGGACTATGCCGCGTACTACTCGGACGGCAACCTTATCGTCGAGACGATCGAGGACGGCGCAGCCAAGGCCGCGACCAAGCTGTATATCAGCTACGACAAGATCAAGACCGCCGACATCGACGATGATGACATCGTCAAGGGCATCGAAGCCATCGACCTTTGCATGGCAACCGTCAGCACCACGCCCGACCTCATTATCGCGCCCGGATGGTCGCATACCAGCACGGTGCAGGCCGTCATGGCGGCGAAGGCCGAAGTCATCAACGGCATTCTCGGCGCAAAGTCCATCTGCGATATTGACTGCTCCGCCAGCGGCGCGCGCAGCTATGACGCCGTCGCCGCGAAGAAGTCCGCGACGAACCTGATCGACCCGGCTCAGATTGCAGTCTGGCCGCAGGTGAAGCTCGGCAGCAAGCAGTTCCATCTCTCCACCCAGCTCGCGGGCCTGATGGCGAAGGTGGACAGCGGCAACGATGGTGTGCCGTATGAATCGCCCTCTAATAAGGCCCTCCAGTGCGACGGCGCTTGCCTGGAAGACGGCACAGACGTCACCCTCACGCTGGAGCAGGCGAACATTCTGAACGCCAACGGCATTTGTACGGCGCTCAAGTTTATGAATGGCTTCGTGGCGTGGGGCAACTACACCGCCTGCTACCCCAGCAACACCGACATCAAGGACTATTTCATCCCGATCAGCAGAATGTTCAAGTGGGTCGGCAACTCCCTCATCAAGACGTTCTGGTCGAAGACGGACAGCCCCATGAACCGGCGCCTGCTGGACAACATCAAGGATTCCGCGAACAACTGGCTCGCAGGGCTTGTGGGCAGCGAGTATCTGCTCGGCGCCCGCGTTGAGATCCTCGACTCCGAGAATCCCATGACGGACCTCATGGCCGGTATTGTGAGAATCCACATCTACATGACGCCGCCCAGCCCTGCACAGGAGATCGACTTCGTACTCGAATACGACACCGATTACGTGCAGAGCGCGTTGGCGTGACGAAGGAGGACTGAACAATGGGAATGGTAGATCAGGCCGTAATCAACTTTGCCTGCTACGAAGACGCCAAAGACTTCCTCGGTCTGGCTTCCGTGACGCTGCCCGATGTTGATTTCATTGTTGCGACCGTCTCCGGTGCTGGCATTGCCGGCAACGTGGAGGCGCCGATCATCGGCCATATGAACGCCATGACCGCGCAGCTCAAATTCCGCACCTTCAGCGCTGAGAGCCTGAAGCTGCAGGAGCCGCGCGAACACAACATCGACCTGCGCGCACCGCAGCAGGTGTACGACCCGATTGCGGGCGTTTACAAGACGCAGTCCGTCAAGCACGTCCTCGTGCTTGTTCCGAAGACGCTGTCGAACGGCAATATCGCCCCGGCTTCTCCCACGGACGGCTCTGGCAGCTACGCCGTGCGCCGCTGGGTGACGTACATCGATGACGCGAAGGTCATGGAGCTTGACCCGTACAACTACATCTGCGAGGTGAACGGTGTCGACTATCTTTCCGACACCCGCAAGGCCCTCGGCAAATCGTAAATCTTTGGGGCGGCGCGCGATGCGTCGCCCCGTCATTTTTGAAAGGAGCCTCGAATCATGGAAAACAAGAAGCAGAACACCGCCGCAGAAGAAAGCGGCAACATCTTCGCAGTCGCGGAGAAGCAGGACGAAGCAACCGCCAACGATGGCGTCTTCACGCTGCATCTTACGCGCCCTCTGGAGCATGAGGGCAAGAGCTATTCCGACCTCACGTTCGATTTTGACAGTCTGAGCTGCAGCGACTCTCTGGCGATTGAACGGGAGCTGCAGATGCTCGGCCATACGGTGATCGTTGCGAATTTCGACAGCGAATACCTCATCCGCGTATGTGTCAAGGCGTGTACGGAACCCCTTGGCATTGATGCGCTGGGCAAGCTCAGTATCCGCGATTTCAACCGTCTGCGGAACACCGTAAGAGGTTTTTTATCGAGCAAGGAGTGATCGTCGGAGATGGCGGCGTATGGCTTCGCAGGCAATGCCTCGCCATGGCCCGGACGAACAACACTCCGGTAGATTTCTGGTTATCTCTACGTCTCGGCGAATTTTCGCAATGGGTGAAAGCCTCTAATGCGCTGATTGCCGAGGAAATGGAGAAGCGAAAACAAAAACGCAAGTGAAAGTGAGGCGGAGATATTGGCATCGCGGAAAGAATATGAGATGCTATTTGCGCTTGAAGCGCAGCTTGGCCGCGAGTTTCGCACGACCTTTGCAAAGGCCCGCGGCGAGCTCGGCGACACGGCCGATAGTGCAGAATCTTTCGGCAGCCGCGCGACACAGGCCGTGGACGCGGTGTCGAGCGTTCTTGCTGCGGCTGGTATCTCCGCTGCGCTTAAAGAAATAAAGGAAGGCTTTGACGAGTGTGTGCAGGCGTCGATGGATTTCGAGTCTGCCATCACCGGCGTCGCCAAAACGACAGACCTGACAGACGAAGAACTGGCAGATATGTCGGACGCAATTAAAGCCATGTCCACGGAGATCCCGGCATCTACGACCGAGATCGCCGCCGTCGCTGAAGCTGCTGGCCAGCTTGGCATTCAGAAAGACGCGCTGCTCGATTTTACGCGCGTTATGACAATGCTCGGCACAGCGACGAACATGACAGCCGAAGATGCCGCAACCGCCCTCGCGCGGTTCGCGAACATTACAGGCATGTCCGCAGACAATTATGATCGTCTCGGCGCCGTGATTGTTGATCTTGGCAATAACTTTGCAACGACCGAATCTGAGATCACGCAGATGGGTACGCGCCTTGCCTCTGGCGGCAAGCTGGCCGGTCTGACGGAACCTCAGATCATGGCGCTTGCCGCAGCAATGTCCTCCGTCGGCATCGAGGCCGAAGCTGGCGGCACGGCCATGACGCAGACGCTCAATGCCATCGAAAAGGCTGTTGCAACCGGCGAAGATTCTTTACAGAGCTTCGCAGATGTTGCAGGAATGTCTGCGGATTCGTTCGCGGAAATGTGGAATACGGACGCGCTGGGCGCTCTGACAGCGTTTATCCGCGGGCTTGGCAATCTGGACGAACAGGGCGAAAGCGCTGTTCTGGTGCTGGAAGACCTCGGCCTTACCGGCATTCGCCAGAGCAATATGCTCAAATCCCTCGCTCTGGCAGCAGACCAGATGGACAGCGCCGTACAGACGGCAAATACCGCGTGGGATGAGAATATCGCTCTGACGAACGAAGCCAACAAGCGATACGCCACTACGCAATCCAAGCTGGATATGATGCAGAACGCCTACAACAACCTCAAGGTTGCCGTAGGCGATGCTTTTACCCCGGCGCTGCGCGATGCCTACGACGCCGGTACGGACGTGCTGAACGTCCTCGGCGAGTTTGTGCAGGAGAATCCTGCGCTCGTCAAGGGTGTTGCAACATTCACGGGCGTAGTCGGCGGTGCAACGGTCGCGTTGACGGCATACGCCGCAATCTCCAAAGTCATTAAAGCGCTGGACATTGCCACAACATTCGGTGGAATGGCCGGGCCGATTATGTTGGGCGTGACCGCCGTGGCTGCGCTGGCCGGTGGAATCGTGGCGATGGCTGATGCCGCCAAAGACCGTGCGGCTCCGTCCGTAAAGGAATTGACAGAAGCTGCGCGTGACATGAACGAGGCGCTTACCGACGCAAAGTCTGGCTTCGATGATTCTGTCGGCAGCACAATGGCAACGGCCACAGTTGCGGAGCAGTACATTGACCGGCTGAAAGAGCTGGATTCTGTTGGTGAAAAAACGACTGCCCAGCAGCAGGAATATCACGGAATCCTCATGAAGCTGGTTGAGACCATTCCGGAGCTATCCAGCTATATTGACCTTGAAAACGACTCCATCGACGGCGGCACGGCTGCGCTCAAAGCAAATACGGACGCATGGGTAGAAAATGCCCGCGCACAGGCATACCAAAACGAGCTTTCCGAGATCTATGCGAAGTATGCCGATGTTGAAATCGAGCGGGCAAAGCGCCGGGCAGAGCTGACGGATGCAGAAGAAGCCGCGCATGAAGCTACTCAGGCCTATAACGAAGCGCTTGCCAAGCAAAATACACTTTACGCCGAGGCGCAGAAAAAGGCTGATGCCTATTACGAAGAAACCGGCATTCTCCGTGACGCTGAATACTTCCTTGGTGACGAAATCAACGCCGTCAACGATGAGGTCACAGACGCCAACATCGCATGGATTGAGGCCGCGACACACGTTACAAACCTGAAAGAAGCGATTGAGGAAGACAACAATGCGCTCAGTGCGGCGGATGAAGAAATTCAGGCCGTAACGGACGCATACGAAAGCCTCACGGAAGCAACGGATGATTCGACCGAAGCAACCGAAAATGCTTCGCGCGGACAGACGGAGCTGAACACCGAGATCAGCAGCGTCAAGGAACGTGTCGAGGCTCTCCAGCAGGCGTATCAGGAAGCCTATAAAGCTGCCGCAGAAAGCGTTCAGGGCCAATATGCACTTTGGCAGCAGGCAGACAGCATCGTTGCGACCTCTGCGTCCAGCATCAACAGTAATCTCCAAGGCCAGATCACGCATTGGCAGACCTACAACGATAATCTGGCCAGCCTGCGTGACAGGGCTGGTGATATTGAGGGCCTGACCGAAATGATCGGTTCTTTCGCAGACGGCAGCTCCGACAGCGTGAATGCGGTTGCCGGCATGGCTGCGGCCAGCGATGAAGAATTGGCCGCGATGGTCGAAAGCTGGAATAAGCTGCGCGAGGAACAGAATAAAGCCGCCGAGGACATCGCAGACTTCCGCACCGGCTTCTCTGAAACTATGGACGCGATCAGTGGAGACCTCGAAGCCACCATTGACGACATGGATCTTGGCACGGAAGCTGCGGAAGCCGGTCGTGCGACCATTCAGGGCTTCATTGATGGTGCAACCGGAATGCTGCCGACAGTGCAATCGGCGTATTCCCAGCTCGGATACGCCGCCCTCGCTGCTCTCAGCCGAAACGTGCAGAACAATAATTCTGTTGCTTCGAGCCGTCGCATGAGCGGGTTCTCCCGATATGCCAGCGGCACAACCTCTGCCGAGACCGGTCTTGCCCTCGTCGGCGAAGAAGGCCCGGAGTTTGTGATGATGCACGGCGGCGAAGCGGTCTTGAACGCGGCCGACACACACAGCGCCATCGAAGCTATGACTTCCACTTCGGACAGCTCCGTTCCAGTGCAGGTCAACATCACCGTCGAGGGCGATGTCAACGACGGCGTTATGGAGCGCCTTGAAACCTATGGCGAGGAATTTGCCGCACAGGTACGCGCGGTGATTCGAGAAGACAATATCAACGCGCAACGGGGGGCGTACAGATGAGCAAAATCTACACGACTGTGCAGGGCGATATGTGGGATATGATCGCCTACAAGGAGATGGGCAGCGTCGACTATACCGACGATCTGATGAACGCCAATAGCTCGCTGCTCAGTTATTTCTCCTTCCCCGCAGGCGTCATGCTGACAATCCCTGATGTGGTGGAGCGCCGCGCATCTACGTTGCCGCCGTGGAAGCAGGTGCAGCGATGAGCAGCCGAAATCTCGCGAGACGCACAAAAGCCGAGGTTTCCTTCGGCGGCATCGACATCACAAAATCCATTCAGCCGTATCTTCTGTCGATCTCCTATACGGACAACGAAGAAGACGAAACGGACGATCTGCAAATCAAAATTCAAGACCGCGACGATCTCTGGCTCACGCAGTGGCTCGATGAAATCTCTGAAAAGCTGTCCTGGGCATCACCCTCCGGTGGCAGCGCGTCTGGCGATGCTGTTGTCAGCGAAGCAAACAAATACCTCGGTACACCGTATGTTTGGGGCGGCAGCAGTCCGAGCGGCTTTGACTGCTCCGGTCTTGTCTACTACGCGCTCAACGAAGCCGGGATCAGCGTTCCCAGAACGACCGCGCAGGGCTACAAGGATATGGCTACACCGGTCAATGAAGCCACAGCGCAGCCCGGCGATCTCATCTTCTTCGGCACGCAGGGCGTTGTCGACCACGTAGGTATCTACATGGGCAATGGGCAAATGGTCAATGCGACCGGTTCGTGCGTCCAGATCACAGACATCAACACCCGCAGAGCCGGGATTATCAGTTGGGGCAGAATCGGCGGCGCCACGCAGAGCGGCTCTGCTGCCTCTGCACAGGCAGGCACGCAAAGCAGCGGCTCAGGATCTTCTACTTCCTCTGGCGAACAGGGTGCATCCTCCGATGGCGGCGGCGCAGAAGAACGACTCGCCATGGACGTTGTGTTTGTCCGTGAGAACTGGAACAGCGACGGCTCCGACGCGGTGCTGCCGTGCGGAGAATTTGAGCTTGACAACATCTCCTGCAGCGGGCCACCGAACACAGTCTGCATCAAAGGATCTTCGATTCCGTTTTCTTCGCAGCTCCGGCAGACCTGCAAGAGCAAGGCATGGGAAAGCTACACGCTTAGCGGCATTGCGAATGAAATCGCCGGGAGCGGCGGTATGGCCTGCATGTATGAATCGGACAGCGACCCATATTATGAGCGCGTCGAGCAGATCGACATGAGCGACATTGAGTTTCTGTCGCAGCTTTGCCATGATGCCGGCATTTCTCTCAAGGCAACAAACCGGATCCTTGTACTGTTCGATCAGCGCAAGTATGAGCAGAAGCCAGAAGTCCGCACCATCAGACGCTATGACCACAGCTATAAGACGTACCAGCTCAGCACCAGCGCAGCCGATGCGCAGTATGCGTCGTGCCGGGTGTCCTACGTCAACCCCGAAACCGGACAGTGTATTGAGGGCATCGCCAAGGTCGAGGGATACACCGAAGACCCGAACAATCAGCAGCTTGAAATCACCGCCAAGGTTGGAACAGTGGACGAAGCGAAGGAGCTTGCAGAAAAGAATCTCCGTCTTCGCAACAAATTCTGCCGCCAGGCACAATTCCTGCTGCCGGGAGATACCGACCTCGTTGCGGGCGTCAATGTCGCGCTCAAAGGCTGGGGCGGCTACGACGGAAAATACATCATCAAGCAGGCTGTCCACAAGCTGGACAGCGGCGGCTATACAACGCAGATCTCGCTGCGCATGGTATTGGAGGGATATTGATGGACGCAGAAAAAGTATTAAAGCGGCTCGTTCGCGTCGGAACTGTGACGGACATCGACAATGCCAAGCGAAAAGCGCGAGTGAAGTTTCAGGACTGCAATATGACGTCCGGATGGCTCTATGTGCTGGACACGCACCCGCACATTCCAGCTTATGACCCTGCGCAGCAGAAGACAGAGTTGCAGGATGGGCATCAGCACGACCTCACGATCAAGCCGTGGATGCCGCTTGTCAACGACACCGTCCTCACGCTCTATCTGCCTGTGTTCAACGGGGATGGCTTCGTGCTGGGAGGTATCGGATGATTGTAGGAGCACTTGGAGACGTTGTCTTTTCAGTTTCGTCGCGCACGCTGAAAACGATCAGCAATTTCGTATGGTCCGGTTCTGCGCGGTACGCCACGCATGATCTCCATGCCGGCAACAGCATTTCGGAATACACCGGCACAGACCTTGCGAAGATCACCTTTGACATTCAGCTTCTTGCTTCCCTCGGCGTTGACCCAATGTCCGAGATTTGGCGGCTGTTCGATCTGGAACGGCAGGGCGTGACGCTGCCGCTTACGATTGGCAATCATGGATACGGCCGCTATCGCTGGACGATCCTGAGCCATAAGACCAAGGCGGAGCATTATGACGGGCATGGAAACATCATCAGTGCGACGCTGAGCATTTCCTTGCAGGAATATCTACGATGAGGGGCGCACACTATGGGCTACAAAATCACCATGTCGGAGATTGGGCCGATCAGCCTGAACGAAACCGACCCTGTAAAATCCATTCTGCAGAACGTGTCCATCATCCTGCGGACGATCAAAGGCTCCTGCCCGATGTATCGCGGCTTCGGTATTGACGCTACCTTGATCGACCGCCCGATTCCTGCGGCAAAGGTGCTGCTTTTCTCTCAAATCCGCGAGGCCATTGAGGAATATGAGCCGCGCGTCCGCGTCAAGAGCGTCGATTTTGATACGCAGGAAGAAATGCAGGGCGTTCTAAGCCCTATCGTGGAGGTGGAAATCGTCGATGAGTCGTAATACCGAATTTCAGTTTGTTTCGACCGACGCTGCGGAAATCACAAATTTTCTGATTACCGTTTATGAAAACTTGACCGGGGTGAGCGTCAGACCGGCCAGTCCGGAAAAGCTGTTCGCGCAATGGGTAGCCAGCGTCATCATTCAGGAGCGGGTCTACAACAACTACACCGCAAATCAGAATATTCCGAGCCGCGCCGAAGGCAAGAACCTTGACGCGCTGGCAGAACTGTACTATCTGCAGCAGCGCCCACAGGCAAAACCTGCTTACTGCACGGAACGGTTTACGATCTCCGAGGCGCAGACGTTCGCCATCCTCGTCCCCAAGGGGACGCGCGTCACAGACGCCAGCAACACCCTGATTTGGGAGACTGTCGCCGATGCCTACATCAGCGCAGGCGATACCTACGTTGACACCGCCATCCGGTGCCAGACGGACGGCACGGTCGGCAACGGCTACGCCGTCGGCCAGCTCAACGTGATCGTTGACGTGTTCGACTACTACACGTCCTGCACCAATATCACGACTTCCGACGACGGCTCGGAGATCGCCAGCGACGAAGAATTCTACGAGCTGATGCGCGAATCCATGTTCGCGTTTTCAACGGCAGGCGCGGTTGGTTCCTACATCTACCACGCGAAATCCGTATCTACGGAGATTGCTGACGTACAGGCCGTTCGCCCGGCTGTCGTAAAGAAAGTGACGCTTGATCTCTATACGAAAGGCGGCGTCAAGTACGCTTTTTGGGGCGGCGACACCATCGACCTGTCCTCTCTGGCGGTCTACGCCAAGGGCAGCAGCACGGCTGCGAGCGCCGACACAGATTATACCGTCACCTACGAAAACGGTCTGCTGCAAGTTGCAATCGCCGCAGACGGCGCGCTGGCAAGCGCGAGCCAGATCGACGTGTCGCTCACCTTTGACGGTGCCGGGCACGTCGATATTTATGTCCTGATGAACGACGGAACGATTGCCACGACGGAGATCAAGAACGCCGTCCTTGCCGCCTGTAACGAAAGCAAGGTGCGGCCGCTGGCCGATTATGTCAGCGTCAAAGACCCCGGCCTCGTTTCGTACAATATCGACTTCACCTACTATGTCCCCACCGACACGACGCTCTCCGGTGCGGCGATTCAGGAAGCCGTAGACGCAGCCGTCGAGGAATACATCGCTTGGCAGTCCGGCAAGCTCGGCCGCGATATTAACCCGGATAAGCTGCGCGACCTCCTGTTCCACACGGGCGTCAAGCGGATCGTGCTGCGCTCCCCGGCCTACAAGGTGCTGGAGGGCGGCAAAAACAACGCCGCGCCGCAGATTGCAAAGCTGGGAACGAAAACAATCGTGAACGGAGGCTACGAGGATGAATGAGCAGTACGGCCTCACGGTTGAGAACCTGCTGAACGTCCTCCCCGATGTGCTGCGGCAGGATGAAAAAATGCTCGCGCTCGCAACCGGCGTCGCGGAGATCCTGACGGCGCGGCCGGCCGAGATTGAGCAGAATATGCTCTATCAGCACATCGACACTCTGTCAGAAGATCTTCTCGACCAGCTTGCGCACGACTTCGGCGTAAGCTGGTGGGACAACGACTGGGATATTGAGCAGAAGCGCGCCACGTTCCGCGAGTCCTGGCACGTTCGCCGTCACCTCGGCACGAAGTACGCCGTTGAGCTGGCGTTGTCCACTTCGTTCGGCTCCGGTAAGGTGCAGGAATGGTTTGAATATGGCGGCGAGCCGAATCACTATCGCATCTTTGACGTTGACATCAGACAGGTCAACGACAATATCCGCACGTTCCTGCAGATCCTCGAAGTTGTCAGCCGTAAGAGCGCGGTGCTGGACAGTATTCGTGCAATTTCCGTCCGTGAGCTGATTCTGTACTTCGGCGCGGTTATGAGCGTCACGAAGAAATTCAAGCTCACCACGGGCGAGGTCAATACGGACATTGACATCATGGGCGACGAAGCCGGGAACGCCCTGTGCGACTGGGACGGCGGTCTGATTATGATGGATAAGGAGGCAACGGTATGACACACTGGTTGACCCCGGATGGGTACAACGTCATGCTTCGCGGGCTCATGGGCGACGCGATCAAATTCACACGCATCAAATACGGCAACGGTACGCCGGGTGACGGCGCGAACGATCTGAAGAACCCGTTGCTCTCTCTGAAAATTGCTTCTGCGACGCGCAGCGAGAAGTACGTCACACTGTCTGTGTCGTTCAAGAATGTCGAGCTGGAGATCACCGGCTTCTGGGCAACCGAAATTGGCATTTACGTTGAGGACCCCGACGATTCCACGAAGGAACTCTGCTATTGCATCTGGGAGGAAACAGAGGTCGAGAAAGCCGACTATATCAACCCCAACGTCGAGCGCCTGCTTGCATCGCAGTACGACTTTGTGGTGTTCGTCAGCGAGGCCAAAAACGTGTCTGCGGCGCTTGGTGAAACGCTGGTCTACGCAACCGTTACGGAACTGAACAATCACAAAAACGACAAGAACAATCCACACAAGGTGACCAAGGAGCAGATCGGGCTTGGAAACGTGGAAAACAAGGCTCTGATCGACCAGACGCCCACCTTTGCGACAGCAAAGGAGCTGTCGGATATTTCATCCGGCGAGAAGATGGGGTCTATCCTCGGAAAGATTGCAAAGGCGCTGTCACTGCTGAAATCGCACCTTTCCAACTTCAACAATCCGCATCAGGTAAAAGCCGCCGATATTGGCGCCGCTGCGTCGACGCACTCGCACAACGCAAATGACATCAACGATGGCACGGTCATTGTGCAGCGCGGTGGTACTGGCCGCAACGAGTGGACGAAGAACTGCATCGTTTTCGCGGACGGTGAGAAATCGCTTGGGCAGGTCTCGGCACCATCGGAGGTTTCGCTTCTGGCGCAGGGGCCTGATTCCGCCCCTGTCTTTATGAAGTTGTCCAGTCTGGCGTTGTTTGTCACCGGCAACACGCCGCCGACGCAGAAGAATCTTTTCTGGATTGATCCGACGCCTGTTACCGGCGGCTTGAAGTATTGGAACGGCACCGACTGGGAGCACGTTCCTGTTGCTTATTCTTGATCTTAGGAGGACTCTCGCATGAAAATTCAGATTGAAGCCGAACTGTCCAATTACATCGAATCCCTGCATTATGACCGTAATTCCATTCAGGAGCTGCTGCTCATGGCGTCAAAGCAGGGCTTGAAGGACACCGACGCATACAACGCATGGATGAAGGACTACCTCGGCAAGAGCAAGGAATACGAGATCGCAAAAGCGACGCTGGAACGTGAGTTTATCATTCCTGCCGTCGGCAATGCAGCGGTTGACTGGGTGCTTGATTTCTCGACCGCCACGGTGACGGTGACGCCGCGGGAGCAGACCGATGACTAGGCCACAGGAAACCTTCACCGATATGCTGGCGCGGCTTTTCCCCATGCCGGGTATCCAGCTTGGCATCAACTCGCCGCACTCCAAGTGCATTACATTTCAGGTGACGGAAGACTGCAACCTGCG